ATATACGATACAACACCCAAAAGTTTAAATATTAATAATTTTGGAAAAACAAAACGATATGCTGAATTACTAACACCGAATCGGATGATTGACCCTACACAAGATATTAATGGCAGTGATAATAATGGCGTACTTTTTCTCGAGACATATCCACAATTAATTCATTATACAATTGAAACACCACTGTATATTGCGCAATTTGAAATATCACCAACATACTTTGATGTTGTTAATGGCAAATATTGGTACTGGTACAAATCAAATAAATGTAATATTGTATATGATAAATACATTAACTGTAAATTAAAAAGAATAAAACTAACAGATGCAATTATTGAAAAATATGGCGAAATAACTGAAGCATTTATGATTTACTAGTTAAAAATTATTTTATAAATATATTACTTAATTAGCATTACTATCTGAATTTTTATATTATATTTCAGACATTCAGTTTAATTAGTAAAAAAGTTGATTTATTAACTGCTTGAGTACACTAGATTATAATTATAGTATATATATATTTAAATGAGTGTTAGTGGTGTTAGAGTTGTGTCAAAACTGGTCGAAAAAGAGAGAGAAAAAGAACGATATATTGATCGTAAAAGTAAATCGACTGAAAAAGATAAACCTGACAAAGTTGAATCAGATGATGATGAAGAAGAAGATTATATGTTTATTAAAAATAATAATCTCAAAGAAATATCATCTGGATTTGGTTTTGGAAAGAAAAAAAGTGGATATAATAACTCGACTAAAAAAGATAAACCCGATGAAGTTGAATTGGATGATGAGGACGAAGATTTGATTAACGAGTTGAACGGTTATATTGATGATGATAATTCTGATGATTTAGATGGAGATTTGACTAACGAAATGAACAATTATATAGATGGTACTGGTAATGATAATATAGATGATGGTGTTGTAGATTTAGAATTAACACCATTAGAAAAAAAAACTGTGGGCCGACCGGAGAGTTTAATACGATCTGCTAAAGTTGTTACACATAACAATAAAAAATATGTTGTGTATATAATGACAGATGGAACAACTAAAATGAAAACTGGTGCCATTATTGATTATAAAAATTTTCATCTTATAGATGGCAAACGATGGTATAAAAAAAGTAACTATTTGGGTGATGATGAAATAATTGAAGGTAAAAAAATGACACACTATATGCACAATGTAATTAAAGGAATAAAAATTGGCAGTGGTAAAGGAGCAACAGAAACTGTCGATCATATAAATCGTATCGGGATGGATAATCGTGAAGCAAATTTAGAAATAAAATCACAAACTAATCAAAATCATAATCGTATGAAAAGATCGAGACACGTTAAATTGCCTGAAAATTGTGGTATAAAATCAGAAGATATACCACAATATATATGTTTTTATCCAGCAAAAAGCGGTAATTCATATTTTGAAGTTGACATAAAACATGTACTCAATAATGGCACACAACCATTTAGACGTAAGACAACCAAGGCAAAGGATAAAACATTAATTGAAAAGTTAGAAGAAGCAAAAAAAATTTTACTTACGCAGATGGATGAACATCCACAGTGGTTTGCTGGCAAATGTATGAATGGTGTATTATCTGATGAAGGTCAACAATTATATAGAGAATATGTTGCAATTATGAATTTGGCGGGATTTGATATTAAATTAGATGAAAAATTATTTGAAAATGATTTATTGAATAATTAACATTGCGGAAAAAATTGATTTATTTATTATTTATTAAAGTATATTATAATATAGTTTAATAAATGGCTACGATACAACAACTTGAAGATTCCTTATTATCTGATCTATTAAATATTAAAAATATTCCAATAACACCACCTATTATAAAATTTAAACATGAAAATAAATTTTATATAGATATGATTTTTAATGGTGATATTGATGATGTTAAAAAAATAAAAATATATTTAGAAATTATCCATAAAAAAAATAACAAAGAAAAAATGGATATTTGGAATTTTTATAGAACGCATATATCAAGTGCGATAAAACATGCTAAACCAGCTGGTAAATGTATTCATATACTCGTTAAAGATATTACTAGTAATAAATATTTGGGAATAGTCAGATTGTCAAGTGATATAAAAAATATTGGTGATCGAGATAAATATTTGGGATGGAATATTAAAAATACAAATTATATGAAAAATCTGAATAAATTAATGAATATAACAATATGCGTTCCATTATGTCCATTTGGATTTAATTTTTGTGGTGGAAAGTTAATGACATTATTATGTTTTTCACGAGAAGTTTCACAATTTTATTATGACACCTATAAAAATACTGTATTACATGGTATGACAACATTTTCATTGTATGGCAAAAGTATACAATATAGTGAACTAAAGGAGTTAGAGCTTGTCGGATATACTGCTGGCTATACTGCCGATAATATACCAGATTCAGTATATACTAAAATTTATGAATATTTAACTAGACTTAATGTTAAACTTCCAAAGCAATGTGATAAAATCCATATTATCCAAAAATGTCTCAGACTATTTAATTTTGATATTGATGATTTTTTAAAACTAGATGCATCTATAGTTGGTGATAAAAGTGGACGAGGAATATATTTTGGTTATATATACAATATAAGTAGAGACATATTAACAAATAAATATATTGATAATACGTCAAGTGACACAATTAAATGTTTGCCAACATGCCAACAACTATTTGATAAATGGTTAAATGATTGGGCACAAAATAGATATTTTAATCTATGTAAAACACATCGATTAAAAAAACATATTATGCTTACAACAAGTAAAGAATACAAACAACAGCAATATAATAATGATTATCGTGATAGATTAAAAGCTGCCATTAATAAAATTGAAAATGAAAAAATAAAAGAAGATGAAAAAAACAAACAACAAAATAATATATATATATCCAGAAAAACTGCTAAAAAACTTAAACAACAATTACTTATAAAACCTGTCCAAATATTTACAAATGAACGAAATAAAAAAATATCAGATGAACGTAAAGGTAAAAATGTCAAATATGGACTTGATATTATCGATGCCATAAAAAATTATCCCATTAAAAATGCAACACATAAATATATAGCAGAAAAGTTATCTACACAATTTAATAAAAAAATTAGTGTAGATATAGTTGACAGAACATTAAAATTATAATTTATTTTATGAGTAATGTTATGCGGTAACTAGTTAGTTCTAATCTTATTTAAAACAAGATTAAAATTAATTTTAGATGAGTAGTAGATGTTAGCCGAGTAATTTTTACTTAATTACTGTAAGCTAACCCCGTTAGACCCAAAAGCTTTCGCAAATGGACGGACTGTACCTTATGCACACTAACTTTGATTAGAAGTTTTCGTGTACCAACAACTTTGCAGTCTCTGAGCAGAAACCATTATCTATCATAGCGATAACAGGTTTTCAACTGCGGATTATCCAATTCTTCACATTTTTACTGTACCCATGTTCAAATCATGGCCACTTATAAATTTCTCTATAAGTTTAGTAGTGGAGACTTTAGGAGTTTCCCGCAACTCGTTGTTTTGCCAGCATGTGATTTAATATAATAATCACAGCTGACTAGCATTTTTCGTCAATTCCGGTTTGTTTAGAATTGTTGGACGAATAACTGTTTTTGTTCATGATTGATCCAAATAATCATGACAGAATGCTTTTCTGGGCAGAATTTACCCATACCACTCATAATACGTAATACGTTATAGTTAGTACCATAGATCGACACAACCGAGCTAGTAGCGAGATAATCCGCAACGAATGCAGCCGGGTTAGCGGTCTCACCGAACACAAGGTTGAGTTGAGCATTGTCGATACGAGACATGTTGCACGAGCCAGAAGGCTGGTGTTCCTCGGGGTGCAGAGAGAATGCATAAACGTTAATGCCATCTGCAGGGGTACGTGTGTGAGCCTCCCAAGGTTGCACATAGTTGAAATAGTTGCCCGATTGAACGCTGAATCGGTCGTTACCGTTGAGCTGCAGGAGAGCAGTCTGGCAAGGGTTTCCAGTGCGATCAATGCTCAGAGCGTGATTGTGGTGGTCGTTCACGTTGACATCAGAGCCCATGAATGCGGTCAGACCAGTGTGAGAGTTGCGGGTGACACCAGCAAACAGGGTAGCAGTAGGGGTAGACACAGAGGCCAGAGGAAGTGCAGCAACATAGGTGATGTCATTGTATGTGGCACCAACAACACGGGGAGTGGTGGATATGGGAATTCCACCAGTTACAGTGGTGCAGCACACAACACCAGAAGGACCAGTTTGAGTAGTTAATGCAACAGAGCCAGTAATCAGACCGACGACTTGAGGATTAATACCAGCCCATAATGCACATAGACTGGCACTCGTGAAGAGTGATGCACTGCCCATAACTTGTGCATTGGTTGTGCTGACCACGACAAGATCGCTTGTGGTACCGCTAGCAGTGTACATAGCAGCCATGGCCTGAACGAAACGACGAGTAGCCAGATCAACCATGTTGGCGGTGTTGTTGGGATCCCAGGCAAGGAAAGCAGCCGAGCTAGTGTATCGGCCAAATCGAACTGCCCAGATAAGCTCCTTGTTAGGGTGGTTGAAATTCAGACGATATTTGTTGTTAGCGCTGGAGATAGACTCGTCACCAGTGAACTGGAGTTGCTCAATCAGATACTCATGAGATGCTTGAGCGAATCGCTTACGTTCCTCAGAGTCGAGATAGATATAGTTAACGAGCAGGGTAGCATCGCTGACAGACAGGTTCAGGCTGGAAATGCTGGGGCAAGAGGTGTTGTAGCACAGGCAGTTAGCAGCGGTGTTGAACTCGAAATCATAACGAACATCGTGATACTGGAGAGCAATCAGGGGCAGAGCGAGACCATCGTTGCGGCAGTGGAAGAACTGGAGAGGAATGAACAGTTCAGCTGCGGCAATAGTGGGCTGCATGGCGGTGAGGGCGGGAGTATCACCGACCATGTTGGCATAACCACGGGCCTGGCCAGCCTCGTGACTGAGTTCATACCAGATGCTGAGCCAGTCGCCATAGTGTTTGTCGATCTGAGAGCCTCCAATCTCGAGCTCAACAGAGTCAATGAGGGTAAGACCAACACGGGGACCCCAAGCAATGAGGGCACCAGTGGTACCAGACACATCGAGAGCGGGGAGAGTGACGTGGAGGTACATTTTGGTAACGAGGTCACCGTTACGCACAATAGGGCAGGACACTTTACGTCCAAAATCGGGGGTACCATTGAAAGTCTGTTCAATGGCCTCGATGGCAAAGTTAGTGTGACGACGGTACACTACTTTGAAGAAGGTAATTTGAGGATTACCAGTTAAATATACGTCCTGCGACGACCCCCTAGATTTCTCTAAGGGACTGACTATATCTTAGGAGAACTGATTCTCCGATCAACATTTAGTCGATGAACTGCATACTTATTACTTATTATATTGTGTTTATTTTGTTTAATTCATTTAGATAATCCAAACATTTTTTATATTTTTCGTTTAATGTTCGATTCATGGCAATGAATGATTTTGATTTACATTTGGGATGGTGAACAATTCTATAACCTTTTCTTCCTCTTGCATCTGTATATTTTCTCATATACTTTGGAAGGTCATTTTCGTCATCATTTTTACGCGGTCTTTTTGGATATATATTACCTTTATTTTTACCCATTCCAGAAATACTTTTCCTTTGGCAAGTTTCTTCACTTTGTCGTCCATTAGACCCACCTTCTGTCAGATTATAACCGTTCGGACTCATAGTATTAATTGTTTTAATATAATACTGTTCTCTTTCGTTCATTTCATCTTCCTCGCATTCTTCTAATAGTTCTACTTTGAAATTTTCATGTCCATGTTTGCGAATTGCTGCATCTAAAACACGACTATAATTTATATTTCTATTTGCTTCACTAATATGGCTATTCCATCTAACTAGATAACCTTGCTTTTTGCCTGAACGAGCGAATTTAACTGTTTGTCCTACATATTGTTTACCTGATGGCGATGTCAAAAGATATATGTCACCCATATATTTTTCATATTATCAATAGATAATATATTTTTATTATTTAAACACATTTATTTTTTAAGTAATTAGTACTTGGCTGCTGATTGCCCATATATCTTATTGATTATTACCGTATCTCAGTTCTAGTCTGAGCCGCCATTATATCACTATAATGGTTTGGTACAATAAGCTTTAGGTGGTTCCAGCAATTTGATGATCTTGCCCGATTAAATCGGACTAGCGGGTTATATAATATACTCACCAGAGTATATCAGTATCTTTACACGTATTTCCCAGCCTGGTAGATATAGAACCAGACTGGACGCCCACTGTTGATGCCCAAGACTATATCTAAGCACCGTAAGCGACAAGCTGTATGAGACCGCCAGGCATGATTGTTATATGTTATATAATAACAGCAACAAAATTATTTTATAAATTTTACACTAATTACTCATTTTATCTTTCTATACCATTTTATTTGCCCTTTTTTATTATATTTATTTTGTTCGCCAATCCCATTATCGCTATTTTATGAGATGATATTACCATCTCATAAATTGAGTTATCATATATATTCACTTAGCAAACTATATCTGCAGTTATTGTTTCCATAAATGTATTAAAATTAAATTCATCGTAATTCTTTTTCGTCAATTCAAATGATTTATCCGTTATTTGTTTAACATCCCAACCTGTTGTTATCGCATTAAATATAACCACAACTTTAACTATTAACAATATTTTATCTCGTTCGTTCATATTTACTATCGTATATATTATATTCATACATTTAACGAACCTTATGTTTTTCTAAATATAAATTCCAAATTTTGTTATTTATAATACAAATAAATTATCTTACCTTAAAAACTAAATGGTTATATAACTTATATATTATGTTAAAGCAAAAGAAAACTATAAAACGTAATAACAAAGTTGTGTCATCACTTGACAAACGTCACAACGAAATGCTATCTGAATTTAATACTAACACTAAAAATATATCCAATTTGAAATTATCCCTTGTTAACCTTAAAAGTAGATTAAATATATTAGAAGAAAATAAACATCCAACAAGTGATGATGTACGTTTGAAATCATCTATTAAAACCGAAATATCAACCTTACAACAAAAAATTAATGATATTGATAACTGTGTTGATGAATTAACTTATTATTCACAAACTGTTGACATACTGACAAACTATTATGATAATTTATATAATGTTGTACCTGTCACTAAAATAGATAATGCTGTCATACACAACTTTTTCAACAGTGAAATTGAACCGGCGCAACCCATCGTTTGTGTTGCAAAAAATGATGTGAATAATATTATTACCAACAAAAAAAAACTATTAGAAAACTATCAGCAGGTTGTCGATAAAAAAATTATACCAAAAACTAACTATTTTGTTAAAATATGTAATATATGTAACATAGAGAAAATTATAAATTGCGATGGCAATCATATATGTCGTATATGTGGCGTCACCGACACTTTAACATTTGAAAATGAACGTCCTAATTTCAAAGACACATTTCAAGAAATTAATGCATATCCATATAAACGTATTAATCATTTTAGAGAATGGCTTTCACACACTCAGGCACGTGAAAGTACCGAAATACCTCAGGATGTATATGATAGTATATTATTAGAACTTAAAAAAGAGAGAATGACAAATCTTGCATTACTCAAACCGGAAAAAATGAAAAAAATACTCAAAAAATTAGGTTTAAACAAACTGTTCGAACATATACCTCATATTATCAGCAAATTAAATGGATTACCACCACTATCAATGAACAGAGAAATCGAAGAAAAATTATGCCAAATGTTTAAACAAATCGAAGAACCATTTGCATTATATTGTCCCCGTTCTGGACCAGAAAAACGTAAAAATTTTTTGAGTTATTCATATATTTTACATAAATTTTGTGAGCTACTCGAATTAGATGATTTTTTGCCGTCATTCTTATTACTCAAAAGTCGCACAAAATTACAGGTGCAAGATAAAACGTGGAAAAAAATATGCAATCATGTTGGTTGGGAGTTCTATCCGAGCACATAAGACCGGGACAATACTTTATCCAAATAATTTATATATATTGAATTATTTGTATATTTTTCGTTATTTTTTAATCACCCATATCTATATATTTATGCCCGGAGGTTTAATACAATTAGCATCTTATGGTGCACAAGATATATTTTTAACTGGTAATCCAGAAATTACATTTTTTAAAATTGTGTATAGACGTCACACTAATTTCAGTATAGAATCAATTGAGGAAAGTTTTGAAGGTATCGTCAATTTTGGTGAAACATTACATTGTACATTATCTAATCCTGGTGATCTTGTTTATCGTATGTATCTACGTGTTGAACTCCCAGAAATAAATTTAATTCGACCACTAGATCAGACAGCAATCGCAACTGCAACCACAGCATATAACACTGCTGTAACTAATTACACGAATTTACAAACTTATGCGGGATTTATTCTTGGCGCATATAATTTAATACAAACTGAACTTTTACCAGTTAATGCCAATCCGGCCAACATAGCTGCCGAGGTTAATTTTTATTTTAATGCTGAGATTGATATCGTTGCATTCAACAATATATCACTACTTATTGCTTCACTAATTGTTAATAGTACTAATATAAATCAAATCATAACGGATATATCTAATAACAATTCATTAAGCACTTCACAAAAATTAAATGCAATGCGAGCTCAATCACTTTCTATATATAATTATCTGCAATCCAATAATAATAGTTTATATGCACTTGTATTGACCGCACAAAATACACTAAATGATCTGAGTAACACGAACTATAATTTTGCATGGATTGATCGTATTGGTCATTTTATTTATGATAATATAGAACTACAAATTGCCGGTCAACGTATTGATCAACATTTTAGTGATTGGATAAATATATGGTATGAACTCACTAATAACTTTAAAATGCAGTCAACATATAACAAAATGATTGGTGATATACCCGCTTTAACAACTTATAATCGTGCCACTAAACCATTGACCGTTTTAAATATTCCATTATATTTTTCATTTTGTAGAAACAATACATTAGCCTTACCAGTTGTTGCTATGAGATATTGCGATGTCCAAATAGTTGTCAAACTGAACCCCGTCGAACATTGTGTCATTACTGATTACAATAATTCTGGCAACACTTTAACCAATATTCTTGAACTCAATAATATATCTTTATTTGTTGATTATGTCTTTCTTGACAATGAAGAACGTCGTAAATTTGCACAGTCCGTTCATGAATATTTATTTGAACAAGTACAAGTCAACACATTCACCGGTATTCAAACACAAAGTTTTACATGTCCAGTTCGTTTCTTTTATCCGTGTAAAGAGATAATCTGGTTTGTTAAAAAAGCTAAAACAGTTAATATATATAATTTATCGACAGATCCATTATTTGGTGTTTATAGTACGAATACTGATGGTACAAACAACCCAATAAAATCTGCAAATATACAAATTAATGGTGTTGATAGATTTAATGTTATTAGTGGGAATTATTTTAATTATGTACAACCTTATGAAAACTGGTCTAATACTCCGGCAGATGGTATCAATGTATATACATTTGCATTATATCCAGAAGAACATCAACCATCCGGTACATGTAATTTTACACGCATTAATTATACTGCATTAAATACAGTTGTAACCGACGCATTTATGGCAACATTATCCGGATCTGACACATATGATATAACTGTATATGCCGTTAATTATAATATTTTACGTATCATGGGCGGTCTTGCCGGTACTGCATTTTCTCTTTAATATTATGAAATTTCGCTCATATCAATCGAATCGGTATCCGCAACTGATTTATGATCATCAGTTGATCCAAAATCATCTGCGCAATTAAATAATTCAATTGAATCTGAATAATCAATATCCGGAAAAAAATTTACTATTGTTGTATTACTATCATCTTCTGATGACAATATATTATTACTTTCATCAATTATATCTGATATATTGTTTAAATATTCCATAGTGCTGCAATAGTCAACAATTGTATTATGCACAGATTTAATAATATTTATTACCTGAGCCAATACAGTTGAATAATAATCAGTTTTGTCTTTATATGATAAATATTCAAAATCATGACTACTTATGATTTTAATATCATGTTTAATGAAAAATTTAACTCCAAATAGTTTAACTAGACTTCGTAATCTCGACATCATTTCATAAATATTTGTATATTCTGTGATTGTTTTATAGACATGTGTATCATTTATACGTAATTTATTTGCAAATGTCACATGTGTATAATTACTGTCATTATATGATATGACAATCGGCAAAATTGTCATGCGTAATGTGTCTTTTATTTTATTCATATCATCATTTAGATCAAACTGTTTTTTAAATTTATCTTTTAAACATGCCAAATGACCATCAATTATATTTTTAAACTTGACAACATCATTTATTTTATTTATATAGTTTGTTATAAATATATATGCAGCTCTTTTATTCTTAACTATTTTTTTTATTCGTTTATCCTTAACGATTGATCGTTCATCATCAACAGAATTAATAAGTTTTATTATTTCCATTTTAATATCGCTATTCGCCAACAATATTTTAAATAATATAATTAGTTCTGATTCATTATATTTAATCACTATTTCACATATTTTATCACAATCCAATATGTGATCTATAATTGTCGTCTTATTTTCGTCAATATATTTTTTTAGGCCATCAATATCACCATTTTTGAGTTTTTCATTCATTATGTCTGTCATTAAAACTTGTCGATATTTATTTATATTCATATAAACTTTAAGCATCAACAATTAAATTTGTCAAAATTTAACTTTAAAGATATATCTATATATTATAATTACAATGGCTGGTGGATTATTACAACTTATAGCCTATGGCTCACAAGATCTATATCTTACCGGTAACCCGGAAATAACCCCATTTAAAGCTGTTTATCGTCGTTATAACAATTTTTCTAGAGATGATATAGAAATACCATTTAAAGGTCCATTAAGATTTGACGCAAAATCAACAGCTATTATACCTCGTAATGGCGATCTTATCGATCAATTAACCCTTAAAATAGACATACCATCCGTATCAGTAACATATAAATATACACCAACACAAGAGATAGCATTACTCTTAGCGAATAATAATACCGTTAAAATCAATACCAATATCTATAATGACAACATATTGCGACTCACAAGTATTCAAAAATATTTCAACAGTTCATTACCATTATATATCATACAACTCGATCAAGTTCCACACTATTCAATTATATCCTATATTTTACCGTTTTTTGACACCATAAATTTAGATGCAAATTCTGCATTACTGGTAACACAAGCAAACACATATTATGTGCCAGTATCAACCACAAATTTAAAATATTTGATGAATGAATCACAATTTAATACAGATGTGAATAATAATGTATTTAAATATAATGTCGGTGCAGTAACAACATTTACACCACACATAAAATATTATTCTCCAAATACATACTATAATATTGTCATAAATGCAAATATAACAACATGGACATTAATTGATAATATAACACCTTGGCTTGGTGATGGAAATAATAGATTTGCATATATTTATAATGTTATCGGTATATCATATTTAAAAATCACGACCATAATTGTTAGCTCTTTTTCAGTAACAAATAATATATCAACTGCAAAATGTTTTTATTATTCCGGTGATCAAAGTGCCATTACCAACACTGCATATATATTTTCAAATATCGATATAACAGGTACTTTGTTATCGACACCAACAAATATTGGTCCAATTATAAGTGTTTCGGCAACTGTTAACACAAATGCAGTCACAAATACTGTTGGATATCTCGGCACATATGATGATCCATATCAGTATTTGGCAAGTTATTTATTATCACATTTAAATTATGATATTAATTTACAAAGTGTAATATTTACAGGTAATACATTTGTTGAAGGTGTTTATGCATTGATTAGTCAGCGTGTATTCAATCGAACAGATACAATTACATTAAATGACAATATAGTCGCATGGAATATCGTACCGTCAAATAGTCCAAATATATGGTTAAACTATCGCGGCACATTACAACTATATTCATTATTATTTTTATACTCACAAATTGATGCGACCAATTATCTTCAATTTGGTTATGGTATTGTATTAAATATTTCTTATACAACTTTCACTTCTGTGATAAATTTTGTATTTTTAGCCGGCAGACAAGATCTTATTGATCCGGCTGAGTCAAATGCCGCAATATTTGTATCGAATATCGGTTCAACAAATTTAAATACATTGACGACTCAACCCATTTCATCACTAACACGTTTGAGCAGTGTCAATAACTATATTCAACAACAAAATAATGAGGTATTTACATATGACAGAATCACAAAAAGTAAAATTAATCAAAATACACAAGTACAAGTTGATATTTCTCAATACTCATCACGTCAAATGATATTAACATTCGCCATAAATATTACAACATGGTTTAATAACATTGGTGTATTTCCAACAGCGAATGTATCAGGCGTATCTTTATTTAATTTACAGTTAACTGATATGGCTGTACAAACTAATTTAACAATATTAACATGCAATGTCATATTACCAAATACCACATCAATTGCCGCACTGTGTCAAGGTTGTTATATAAGTTATAATAGATCAAATATTATATTTTCATCCATAATACAACAGGTTATCACGACAGGAATAACAGTTAATGCAAACAATACGACAAATACTCAATACTATTTCAATATATATGTTGCGAGCAATATAAGTTCATGGTTTTTAACACAATTTATTATTACACCGACATTAACTAATAGTGTCAGTATTGCTAATGCGTCTGCTTTACTCGATATTGCCGAAATAAATACAGCAACGACTACAACAACAGTATTATGTACATATAATATTGGTGAAAATTTTTCAATCTCAAATATAAACAATATATTGATCGGAACTTTTGCATACAATTTGATAAACACAACACAGGTATCGCAAATTAAACGTATTGATGTTTTGTATTTTGACAGTTTGTACACATATAATTTTGTATATAATAATGCACCTGTCAGTAATAGTACAGCAGATTATCGTACATTACTATTGAATAGCATTCAAAACAGCATGACGAGTAACACTGTTTTATTGCGCGATATTTTTTCACAACTATATACAGGCATCAATTATAGTTTCCGTGCATTTGATTATAATTTAGGTGTTATTAATGGCAACAGTAATGAAGTTTTCAATACGAGTAATTTGGTCATCTATCTAAATGGTTATCTCACCGATAATGTTATACAGCCGGCTCCAAGCATATATGCAAATTCCACAACATATTTAACACCGTTTATCGATCAAATAACAAACCAAAATACAAATTATCAAAATTATAATCTTGTCAGTTTCAATAATATTATTTCAAAAGTCATTCAAAATACCCAATACAGTATGATAGGTAATATTGCTCTATTAATTAAATTTTATCAGACGAGTAATCCCAATAACGGCATAAATATAACTGTAAATAGTAACTTGTCTGCGTGGGGTGTTTTACTTAACGTGGGTCAACTGATTAATATAAGATCTTATAATGATAATACAAAGCCGATATTATCTCAACTACAGATTACCACTGTCACACTCGGTGCAGTTACAGTTATTACCGGTAATCTTTATTCTGCAACCGCATCGTTGACCGATTTAATAATTAATAATTATATTTTTTCACAAGATGATTCATTATCTGCTGTAATTGCAAATGTTGATACATTTTATAATAACTACACCACTCGTTACACAACATTTGCCGGTAATTCCACAAACATTGTTAAAAATGGCACATGGTTTGTTAACTTTTTACTTTTAGATTATATGGTAAATATTAATAATTTTCTGTTAAGTGGTACATCTACAAGCTTAATGCCTAAAATACAAAACGCAACGAAATATTTGTATACACCACTTGCGGATCGTAATGCAGTTATATCAACTATTGTTTTTACAAATAATGATAATATTACGATAACTGTAAATAGCGATCTCACCGCTTGGGGCACCGAATTGAACGTTAGTAGTGTGTTGTTCATTAGAGAGGTACAACAATATGGAATATATAATGTTTCCACTTTAGTGATAAACAGTGTTGCATTAAATATAACAAATACCGTCATTGTATGTTCAATTAATATCACTAATTCAATGGTCAATAAAACCGGGTTATTAAACAGATATATATATTCTAATGATGACACTAAAAATATACAAACACAAACTGTAACAGTGAACGGTATGTCAAATATATCAATATATATAAATTCCAATATAAATACACTTTGGGGTGCTTATCTTAATATTGGCGGTATTTTAAATATCAGAGAGACCAGTAGTTCTGCAAATCCCATATTAGGTAATGTGGTTATTACTAACGTCATATTTACTTATTGGTCAACCACCATAATTTGCTCATTATCATCGGTACTTGCCACATTACAATATGTTGGTACCATAAATAATTACGTCATGCCAATTAACACCGGATTAAATAACATTGCAAATTTTCAAACCGTTGCATCATCTGATAATGTCAATTTAATATTTACTCAAAATATTGAACCTGGATGGATAAACAATGTGGCGACCGACACCACGTTAAATGTTAAACAGTTCAATAATCAAATTGATACAATACGTGCCGACACTGTTTTAAATATTGCCGAAATGAAGTCGCACTATCTATTCACAACTGCCGGTATATTATTGGGTAAATTATTGTCATTCAATGTTACTGATAGCACACATATTACCATTAATATGTTGTCCGCAATAACGGCATCTAATATGTTATTACTTTCAATTGGCACAATAATTGTGGTTAGAGAGGTGAGTAATAATGTTTTTTACACTGTTGGTAATTTCACAATAACAACGTTTACAAGTTTGCATTTAAATTGTTCAATGGATATCATCGCAACTTATAAATCAAAATTGTTACCAATCCCCAAATATCTGTTTAATTCGAGCGGTAATTTTACATTTTATCCACCGGTACTCATAATTGGAATTGTTGCAATTGATCCAAATAATATAACTTTGACGATTGGGAGCGATTTGTCTGTATCTTGGAGTGGATATTTAAATTTAGGTTCAACGCTTTTTATATGTGAATCGACAAATCCAAATGCACTTGTTTTATCGGAACTATTAGTATTAACAGCTACATTTGGTGGTGGAATGTCGACGATAACATGTAGATCGGCTGTTATTGCCGCGACACCAGACAATAATTTACGTTATATTATTGATCCAACATTTTATCTGTTTAATTTAACCAATGCAAAAACTGTTGTGGTTCGGTCAACAACATCTGTATCATCATCGTCTGTACTTTTTCTCATCAATCAAAATCTATCTGTTTCATGGGGTGCAGATCTTACACCTGGTGATAATCTATTTATACGTACAAATATGGACAACACATCGCCAATAGTTGCATATTTAACCGTTTCATCTGTTGCATATACTGGATCGACTTCACAGATAACGGCAAATATAGTTAATACAACGGCAAACATTCCGCTACCTGAATTTACAGACTATTCCATATTTAATACCACTATAGTAGCTCCTGCACGTATACTCACGAGACTGGCAACAACTGCAAGATATATATATGCTATTGATGACACTAAAAGTGCATTAGTAGCCACTGTAAATATAGCTTCAAAAAATATCGTAACTGTTGTTGTTAATGCTGATCTGACTACATGGACATCATATTTAAGTTTCAACAATATTCTCAATATACGTTTAACAAATAATCCTGGTGATCCGATTATTGGTAATTTAGTGGTTATATCATTCACGATATCTGCAGGTGTAACAACAGTTAATACACGTCTGGCATCCGCATACACTACAGTCGCAGATATAATATTGTTTGATAAGTATTTATTTTCATTTTCAAACGGTAATAATATCAAAATTAACACCATCACATCAGTTAGTAATGATAGTATAACATTAACGATAACTCAAAATTTAAGTCCAGTATGGGTTAATGATCTGATTCCCGGCAGCAAACTGTTTATTAAAAAAACTAACGGCTCGATTGTAGCGACAGTGATTGTTAATACGGTGAGTTATGGTGGATCGACCACTATCAATGTGCGACTCGTGATTGCTGAAAATGTATTGTCAAATTTGCGCACCGAAACTGCAAACTATCAAGTCGCATTATCGAATAAATTCATTACTATTTATCAGTATATGTGGAAATATTTAACCGCTAATTATACTACATTTAACAGTAGCGCATATGCCGCGTTGACCGCCAACACATCTAAAATATATATCGGTAATTTTACAAACTACAGTAATTTATATACATATCAAGGTGTGCTTAATGAATTATATAATACATATAGAACTGGTCGAATACCCAATATTCGCAGCGTATTAACTAATATCACAACCGGATTTACAATTGATAATATTGGTTTTAGCAGTGCCGTTGTATCAAACTTAAATTTAGAGGAAATTATATTATATTTAGAAGATTATACAACCGGATTAGTTAATACATCTGCTTATACAAATTTTCCATTTATTAATTTATTGTCAACTGATACAACAACATATTATAATTTCATTGAAAATATATTAGATACACAATTAACAGTTGGATATACAACATGGAATTTACTAAATCAAATCTTGAATAATAACAGTATAAATTTAACCATCCAACAACAGATTAATTTTAATTCAGTCAGTTTATTACCACAAAGTGTTGCAAATATTGGTGCTATCACAACATTATTGACAAATACCATACCCGTTAATGGTGTTGATTTCACATACTACTCAAATAATAGTAATATACTTAATGTTGATTTTATTAATTTTAACACAGCGGCTACTTATTCACCGGACTCTTATGTTATTGACTATTCACTAAATAACACCGTCAAATTGAGCCTCAAAACTGTCGCAATAACGGTATTCTCTGTGATTGGTGCATTTTGGCCGAGTGTTTTAACAATTGGATCAGTATTGAACATTAATACTACTAATATTGTTACACATCCTGTAGTCAGTCTGAGTTTGACCGGCGTGGCATTTGATACCATTAATAATATAACCACAATTAATGCAACATTAATCACAACATCTGGTATGATCGGATCTGTTAAAACAGCAAACTATATAAGTTATGGAGACACAACAGTATTTAACTTACCGATATCAACAGTCACAATTAACTATGAGTTTAACAGTGTTTATCAATTCCTGATTACCATAAATACCACTATTGCGAACAGTTGGCAATATTTAATTGTATCAGGTACACAACTCGCTATACGTGCGACAAGTTCCGCACTGTCAACTATATTATCGACCGTGATTGTTGCTAATGTATTTTTTGATACTGTTAATAATGTCGTCACATTACTTTGTGGATTCAATAATATACCGAGTTTATTAAATAATAATTCAACAGCAAACTATATATCTGTTGGAGATGGATCCATTTTTAATATTACGATGAATGATGTTAAAATAGTGTACAACTATAACGCAAAATATGAAATGACAGATAGTCAGAAATGGATATTTGATTATGGGTGTGACAGTTTTTTTATACCATTATTTGCAGCTTCAACAATAACGGCGATTAATCGTTCATTACTATCTGGATTTAAAAACTATTATAATGATGCATTGATAACAGATATGGTACAAGGTTCATTGCCAGTAACCGTGGATGCCATTATATTACAATCAAATATTATTCAAACATTACAGGGTGTCGTTAATGCTTTACCAGGTACTCCAACAGATGCCGATAAAACTGTCGCAATGCAGACTACCGGACACACTTTAATCGTGCAATTTCTATCAACATATACCGATATATATGTATTTTTTAGAAGTGCCATTTTACTGCAAGCTGAATACACTCAACTATATCCCATAATCGCGGTAATCGACAATTTATCAGGATCAGATTTGACTATTTATACAGATGTCACAAATATATATACAAATATTAAACTAGTGGTACCGGTTATTTTTATGAGTTATCAGCCATCTATATTCACTCCGACAGTACTACCGTCAAACTATTTTGTTAATACGAATGATAATAATACAAATACATTGTTATCGGATGTTGTACAAACCATCGGTCCCGCTACCAACACATTTATATTATTCAGGAATTGCATTATTACCACCACTGAACAAACATATATAACAACATTCAGCGCATTACCCAGTACATTGCAGTTCACTGATTCTACACAGTTAAATGTATCGCGCGTATTGACATTTGACTCGGGATATAGATTATATCAGAACTGCATAATAACTGTTGCAGAATTAACTTATATTACTGGCCATCCTGGACAGCTGCCGGCAAGTTTAACCACAGTTAATGGTGCAATTGTTAGAACAACAGATTTACCAGCGGGATTTACATATAATCGCGGTACACAAACTATAACGAGAACATATATTTATGATGTTAATATGAATAATGTGATTGCAAATTTATTAACCGGTAAAAGATTTTTAACATATCTGCGTACATATGGATATCAAGAGATATATTCAATCGTATTACCACTAATAACTAATGGTATTGTTGATGTTAAAAAGCTGATAAATATATTTCAATCAAAAGTGTTGAGCTTATATAATTTATTCACAACATATAATCATGCATATTTTTATGCACAAGGTAAATTAACGAGTGAAAATTTCAGAACGGGGGATATTATACAAACATTATTAACAAATGTTTACACTCTATTATATCCACTAGTTAATGTTAATCCATTGTATCAAACTACACAGCTAAATTCTGATTATACAACACAGACAATTAATATTAATAACATAATTAAATTAAATAATAACTCTGTGAACAGTTTATCAGTTGTATTATCAACATATCAGACAAATCTAACCGCATATACAAGCAGTATTAATGCACAATATAATAAGTACATTTCATTATTACCAACCATAACAACTATCGCTAATAGGACATCAACATTTGGCAATTTTGCATGGACCAAACGATTGGGTATTTATATGATTAATTATTATGAAATTGTAATTGGTGATGAAGTTATAGATAAACAGTATTGTGACTGGATTAATATATGGTTTGAATTGAATACATCGGTTGGACAACGTTATGGATTGGACAAAATGGTGGGTAACACGATTGAATTAACAACATTTAACAATACAGTTAAACCGGCATATACTATATATTTACCTTTACCAACATGGTTTTCGAGGAAAAGTGTTGTTGCATTACCTATTATTGCTATATTGTATAATACAATCTCATTTAATTTATATTTGAATCCATTAGCGGATTGCTGTCAAATTGATAATAATGTGAATTTTGTTCAACCGATAAAATTACGTGGTAAACTTATTACAGGTTATATATTTTTGGATAATGCCGAACGGAAACTGTTTGCCGAATCTAATCATGAATACTTAATAGAACAAGTGCAAAATAACGGTACCGTAACTGTTAATAACACTGCGGTGAGTATACCATTACATTTTTATAATCCGTGTAAAGAAATAATATGGGTTGTACAGTTACAACAACATATAAATGGTGGTTATGCAAACGGTGAAAAACAGTTTTATAATTATACAACCGCACAAAATACAAATGCATCTTTTGCAACTTTTGCACAATTGTCTCCAAATATGTCATTATCAAGATTAATAGCTGATACTTCAATTGCCGGAGAATATTTTAATACATGTGGCCAAAATCCAGTCACGTCAGCTACTATTGTGATAAATAATTATAATAGATTTACTGTACAATCTGGTAAATATTTTAACTGTGTACAACCATATGAAGGATATAAAAATACACCTAATGAAGGTATTAATACATATTCATTCGCTCTGCATCCACTCGAACTTCAGCCATCTGGTTCGTGTGATTTTTCATTTCTTGAGAATGCATCACTTGAATTAACATTAAATGGAGTGATCACAAATACTAATCCGGCATATGTTAAAGTTTATACACGATCATATAATCTATTAAGAGTGTTCAGTGGATTCGCTGGTTTGGCATATTACGGTGGGCTTGATAAATAGTTTGCTTTATCGAATTTATTTATATTATATAATATATAATAATGCCTGGCGGACTTATACAACTTGTTAGTACTGGCAGCGAGGATTTATATTTAACTGATGATCCACAGATCACATTTTTTAAAATAATTTATAGAAGACATACTAATTTTTCAATAGAAGCAATTCCACAAAAATTTTATAGTCAACCGGATTTTGGTGAACGAGTTACATGTACTATATCTAAAAGTGCTGATTTAATCAGTAAGATTTATCTTATAGTTGATATACCTAATGTACCAATGTTTGTAAATCAAGACGGTACAATTAACACTGTAAATAAATTTGCGTGGATTAATAAATTAGGATTTATGATGTTAAATCGCGTGGAATTAGAGATAGCAGGTCAGATTATTGATCGTCATTACGGTGATTGGTTATATATATGGAATGAGTTGAGTAATTCAAATGGTGATACTGGAATAAATAACATGATTGGACATATAAATGAAATTACCGATTTTTCAAATGGCAAAACTAGTTATAGATTACATATACCATTATATTTTTGGTTTTGTAAATATAATGGATCAGCATTACCACTTGTTGCGTTACAATATAGTACAGTTAAAATACATGTTGAATTTAATGATTTATTGGAATGTATAAAAGTTGGTCCCACAAACTCTATTGTGGTTAATCAGCCAATGGTCACGTATCAACAGTATGAATACATACAACAAACCGTTAATAATGTACCCGTATATGGTATGTTTTTAAATTTTGATATAGCGACACAGACATTACAATATATATCTATAAATGGGCCATTTCTTGCACCAACTGCCGGTAGTAATTATAATTACACTATAACTGGATTAACATCACACGCTATTACAGTGCCACAATTAAATGCTGTTGAACAGAATATTAATATTGTGATTCCATCATTATCGCTTGTTGATGCATATTTACTCGTTGATTTTATATTTTTAGATAATAATGAACGACTTCGTTTTGCTAAATCAAATCATGAATATTTAATAGATCAGTTACAGTTTGAGGGTGATAAAACAATTGTCAGTAATAATGCTAAAATTAAATTAGGATTTAGCCATCCATGTAAAGAGTTGATTTTCCGTTGCCAATATAATTATATTGCGAATAGTCCACTAAATGATTCTACTAACTACACAAATTATATAGATTCAACAAGTGGAGCTAATATTATTCGTAAGGCTACATTACTGTTAAATGGTAATCCGCGTTTCAGTAATAGAACAGAAGACTACTTTAATCAGGTTCAACCATTTCAATCACATACACAATCTCCACCACCTGGAGTTAACATATATGCATTCGCGATAAACCCGGAAAAACATCA